TGCTCGATGAGCTGGATTTTTTGGTTCGATTGCGTGATGGGCTCGCACACTTCGACGGCCAGCGCACACGCCAGCACTTCGCGGAACAGCGGGTCCATCAAGTTCGGGTCCGTCACCTGGCGCACGTAGCGAATGTTCAGCGGCGTGGCGTCGTTGGTGAGGATGTTGCGGCCTTCGATCTGCCAGTCCGTCTGGTCCTTTGGCGGCAGCAGGCGCAGGAAGTCGGTGGGCAGCGGGTACTGGTAGTCGTAGTCGAACGCCGGGGTGTCAGTCGATGCGGACAACTGCGCGCGGCCGATCGCGAAGTTCCACGCATGGCGGCGCAGCAGCGCGTCGCGCACGGCTTCGTACGCCACGCTGCATTCGCGCGCGGCGCGGCTGTCGTCCGACAGGTCGGTGATCCTGACGGCGCCCAGGCGCTGAAGCGCGCGATTGCAGATAGCGACGACGCTGGCCATGCTTTACGCCGGCGGGTAAGCGTTGCGCAGCACGACGTTTTCGAGCACTTCGCCGAGAACGTATGCCTCGTTGCGGATTGCAACGTTCACGCAGTTGATGCGCAGTTCGAAGTCGGTGCTGTTTGTGCTCGCGCCGACCACCACGTCCTTCAGGCCCTGCCCGACATTCAGGCCTAGATAAACGCTGCCCGACGCGGCGTACGGCCACGGCTGCTGGATAAGCGCGTCTTGCAGGTACTCGATCGCCATTTCCACCTGCTGGCGGCCGATGCCTGCGGTGGTGCCATTCACGAACAGCTCGACATCGGTGCTGGCGCTGGAGGTGCCGACCTGGGCGTCAAACTCGCCCTGTCCCTGGTTCAAGCCGTAGTAGAAGTTCGCCATGGGGTGCCCCTGAAAACGGAGGCGGGGCCGTCAGGCCCCACCCCCTGCGCCGTTACGGCTTAGTGAAGTACAGGTCGACCACCAGCGTGCCGGACGACGGCAGTGCCGCAGTGCCGACGGTGGCGATCACGCGCTCGGTAGCGGTCGACGGCGCGCCCGATACTGCCGATGCCAGCCCGAACGGAGTCGGGGTGTCGGTGGCGGTAAAGACAGCAGCGGCGCGGTACTTGCCGGCCGTGGCGGCGTTGCCCACCGCCAGGGTCGCAGTGCCCAAAGACGCGCTGGCGGTCAGCACGCCGTAGGCGAACAGCATGCCCGCCGGGATGTCCGACAGCACGATGGTATCGCCCGACGCCTGCGAGTTGAGCGTGATGGTCGCGCGGTAGCGCTTGAAGCTCGAACCCTGGCCGTGGGTGGCGCCGGCCTTCACGACAGGGATGCTGTCGATGCCGGAAACTTCGGTTGCGTAGGTCTGTGCCATGCTCAAATCTCCTTAAGATTATTTCACGGCGACGTAGCCAACGCGGCCTTCTTCCAGGCGGGTGCCGCCGAAAGTGCCGGTGACGTAGACCTGAAACGAGTTGCGCTTGTCGGCGCGCTTGTCGATCGACGTGGTGACGTCGTTCCACATGCCCAGGGCCACGCCCGACTTCGCCCAGAACGGCAGGTAGCGGCTGTCGCCGCCGGTGACGGTCGGCAGGCCGGACACGGCGCGGATGCCGCCAGGCACGCGTTCGCTGTGAATGAAGTTGAAGCCCATGAAGCTGGTGATCTTGCCGTCGACCAGCACCGGCTTGGTGTTGTAGTCGAGCGACACGGCCTGCGCTTCGTTCAGCAGCGAGTCGTGGTCATCGGCGGTCAGCACCATGAACAGCTGGTCGTTGTCGATGTCGACTTCGGCCTTCATCAGCATCTTCTTCGCCGCGCGCAGCTTGGCGATGTTCAGGCCCGAAGGAGTGGCGCCCGAGCCGGTGGCGGATGCGACCACCTGCGAACCCGAGTTGTACGCGCCCAGCAGGCCGGTCGCGGTCGCGCCCGTCTCGCCGGTGTTGTTCGAGTTGAAGATGCCGAGCAGGATTTCGTCGTCGATGGCGCGGTTCATCGCCATAGCGCCGGCCAGCGCGTACGGGCTGGTCGGGTCGATCAGCATGCGCAGCTTGTCCTGGTTGTCGATCAGGTCGGCCCAGTCGTAGTCACTCGGGTAGACCCAGCGGCGATCCTGCGGCACGCCGATCAGCGGGGTGTCCGCATGGCGGCCCAGGTTCTTGACCGGGTTGACCTGGCCGAACTGGTCTACCAGCGTGGCGGCCTTGGCGCCGGTGATGGTCTGGATCATGACTGCTTCGCGCAGTCGGGAAGTCTGCTGCTGGAGCAGCATGGCGACGTTCGTGCTGTACTGCTGCACGAAGCCGGTGGTGATGAAGTTGGACATTCAAGCCCCTCCTAAGATTAAACGAAGAATTGCTGCCGTTGAGGCGGCGGCGTTCCTTGGCTTGTCCTCGTAGGAGGGGCCGAAATACTTCAGCGCTTCACGGCGGGACCTTTCGGCTTATCCGCCCGCGCTGTCAGTCCGACGGCCGGCAAATCAGCCGACGGAGCTGCACTGATGTGATTGTACAGCCGCGATGCGATTTCCACAACAGCGTCGACAGGGCTTTCCACCGCCCGGGGCGCGATGGCCACAGCCAGCTTCAGGCACTCCAGCCGGGCTTCGCGATCGTCCATCACGACGGGTACGCCCAGGCGTTAAGCTGCTTCATCCGCGACACCGCGTCAGCATTACCGGCCAGGTACTTCGTGCGGAAGTCCTTGTCGTTCTGAAGCGTCTTGATTTCCGCCTGCGCCTGGCCCGGCGTCATCACGCCGAAGTTGGTAGTGCGGTCGGCCGAATTGAAATTCGCTTCGCCGATCTTGCCGCCCAAGGTGGCCATGAACTTCATCACGCCGTCGAAGCCCATGCTGTCTTGCAGTTTGTCGAGCGTCGGTGCGTCGATGCCGGCGGCGCGCGCGAACTCGCGGGCCTGCGTCAGCTTCGAATCGTAGGCGGCGCCCCACTCCTGGCGCAGCGCGTTCTGCTGCTCGACGTTCGCCGCGGCGCGCGCCTGCTGCTGGGCTTCGGTCATGCTCGCGCCCTGGCCTTCGTACCACTTCGACAGCTCCTGCGCCTGCTTCGTACTCAAGCCCAGTTCATGGAACTTGCCGGCGGCGGCCTTGGCGAACGAATCGTCAGCGCCGTCGGGCACCTTGATTTCGTAGCCGTTCGGGTCGGCCGGACGCCCCAGCTTCGTGTAGAACGCGTCCAGGTCTTCTTTCGTGGACGTGTCGCCCGGCAGGCGCACGACGCGATCGGGCGCAACGCCGATCAGCTTTTCCGCGCCCTGATAGGACTTCAGCAAATCGGCAGGCGACTGCCAGCCCTTGTTCTGGATGTAGCCGACGGTCACTTCGTCGGCGTCGGGCAGCCAGCCGACGGCCGGCGTGTTGGTGGTCGTGGTGGTCGCCGCGGTCGTGGTCGCTGCTGCGGCAGTAGTGGCCGTCGCTGCGCCTTGCCCGCTGGTTGCGGAGGCTTCAGTGGTCATGGGGTGTTCCTTAGTCTGCTGCGAGGGATGGCTGGCCACGGCGCCGCAGCAACTCGTCCGTGTCCAGTTTTAGGTGCTCCATTATCCGCAGGTACACTTCGCGCCGGCCTTCCATCAGCGCGTGCGCGCGCGGGTCGACGTGGAATGTCGACTGCTCGGCGCGGCAGAACAGCGCCAGGTCGGCCAGCACCGTGTCGGCCACCGGGCCGGTGAACAGGCGCCGGTAGGCGTCCTGCCGTTCGATGAGGTATTCGCGCTTATTGCTGGCCATTCGTGCCCGCCACTTTCATCATCGCCGCAGCGCCCGGCAGGGCCTGCGTGATCTGCGCGGCTTCCTTGTCCTGGTTGCGGCCATCGCGCAGTGCCTGAATTTTTTCGACCGTATTCAGGTATTTCACAGGCATGCCGTTGATGTCGGCCACTTCGGGGATGATGACGTCCCAGTTGAAGTTATCGAGCGGCGACGGGTCCTGCGTTTGCGCCGCGATGTTCACCGCGAATTCGACGGTGCGCATGGTGCCGGCGGCTTCTTCCGCCCGTTGTGCGCGCGACAGCGGGCTGTCGTACACCACGTCGTAGTCGGCCCCCATGGCGGACTTCAGGATCGGCGGCATGGGCGGCAGCAGGCCGGCGCGCGCGGCGATGTCGAGTTCGCGATGGATTAGCGGCCCCAGTCCTTCCGACTGCTGGCGGCCCATCGTCGGCGACAGCAGCGCGCCTTTTTCTCGGGCGCGTTCCAGCACTTCGGTCGCCGTCATCTGCGGCGTGTCGACCAGGATCTGGAACAGCGTAACCAGAAAAGCGTCGTTGATGCTCTCGCGCTTCTCGGCGGTCAGCTCCTTCGCGAAACCCAGATTGCCAGTCGGGAGAGTGTGAACCAGAGGGCGACCGTCAGCAGACACGCCGCCGTAATTGATGGCCCCTGGCTTGAGACTAAAGCTGTCAAGCACACCGTCATCGTGAGCCAGCAGAACAGGGTCGACAACACGGTGCCCCTGTTTAAGCGTGGTCTTGTTGATTTCATTCAGCACCTTGATGTCGGGCAGCGCCAGCATCGCGGGACTGCGCCCGTAGATTTCGCCCGGGGCCAGCACGTAGCGGGAAATCGAATACGGGAAGGTGTGGTAGCCGCTTTCCTGCACCACCTTCTTGTCGGTCGTGCAGATGTAGTAGCTGCCGAATTCCATGCCCTTGGCGTCGAGCCGGCCGGGCGCGAAGTCCTCGCGCGGCATCACGCAGTGGATGAAATCGAATTCGCGATCAGGGTGCTTCTCGGCCACTTCCTTCAGCTTCGGGCCGAGCGCGTCTGCCCCAAAGGCTTGCACGGCCTGGCGCACGGTGTACTTGAACGTGCGGATTGCCGTGTCGATAATGCCTTGGTGGTTCTCGGCGAAATGCACTTCGCCCAAGTGGATCGCGCGATAGCGGATGCCCACGGTGCGGCCGGTGCGGTCCTTCAGCGCGTCGGTGAACATGCAGCCGGTGCCGAAGGCGCCCAGGCCCATGTAGATTTCGTGCTGGTTCGACGCGAAGTTCGCCTGCGGCGCGTAGCGCAGCCGGAACAAAATGTCCGTCACGTCGTCAAACCACTCGCGCGCCTGGCGATTGCGGTTCAGCGTTTTGTCCATCGCGATGAGCCGGTGCCAGCGCTGGTTGCGCGGCGTCAGCATGCTTTCCATCGCAGCGGCGAATTTGGTGCACGCCATCGCCGCGGTGGCGTCGTACATTTCCTGCGTGCGTTTGTTGCCCGGCGAGTTCGTGCCGGTGAAGCTGCTCGTGTAGTTCGGCATCACGCGGCTGGCGACTTCTTCCCAGTGCGTTTCCCAGTTACCGCGATTGGCTTTCAGGCGCGCGAGGCGCTGAACGACGCGGCCGGCGATGTCGTCCTGTACGAGTTCCATCAGCCCCCCAGCAGCGTCTTGCTGGCCGTTGTGGGCGTGGACGTGTCGCCGAGCCCACCAGTCAGGACGGTGGACGCGCGCCCGCCGGCGGCCAGCTGCAAGCGGCGCTGGCGATCAGCTTCCTGCGTCTGCGCCTGAATGGCGGGGTCGACCGCCGGGGTGGGCGGCGGTGGCGGCGGGGCCGGGATACTGGGTTTGCTGAATAGGCCGGACATAGCGGAAATCCGAACGTGATGTGATTACCGCAATGTACCACACTAGCCAAGCACTGAATAGTCCATCCCTTCCGCCACTCGGTTGCGCCGGCCGCCGTTGCGCGACGTGCGAGTGTCGGTGCGGCTGACGCGAACAGCGAACGTCAGCGCTAGGGCGTCGGCGTCGTCGGGGCTGTGGTAGCCGCGCGACTTCATCTTCTCCTTCGATTCGAGCATCAGCTTGTCGGACGTTGCCGACGCGAACCCGTATTCGGGCGCGCTCAGATCGTCCGCAAGTCTGCCATCGTCTTCGATGCAGCCTTCGCCCAGCCAGTCGCGCATGCGCCCCCAGATTTCGGTGCGCTTGTTGCCGTAGCGGTCGTCATCCGCCTTGGACCCGAACTGCACTTCGACCACGCGGTAGCTGCGGTCCTTCAGGATGTCGACCACGCCACCGCCGACGCCGCCGCCGTCGATCGCCACGCTGTCCGGTTTCGTTTCGTCTATCAGCTCGGCGATGCGGTTGGCGCTGTACACCAGGTCCATGGACTTCCAGCGGATCGCCGGCCGGCTGCGCGCGTCCCTGCCCTGTCGCCAGCGCACCACGCATTCGTCGTCGCCGAAGCGCGCGATGTCGCAGCCCATGATGAGGGGCGCGCCGCGGTCCT